TTTTTATTTAGTTTATTTAGTAAATACAAATTGTTTATTTAGTAAATAGAAATTTATCTGCTGAGAATTTCGATAAACCATCATTATTGCCCCAACCAAATAATATTTGATTAGGTGAATCTGTATCAATATAAGCTTTAATTATATATTCATTTAAACTAAAATTTTTTAATCTAATTTTTATTTGTACACTACCTATACATGTTTTAGGTATCTTATTTGCAGGTATACATACAATCGTATCATCTAAATTTTTAATCAAATCTAATTTTTTAACTATGTTTTCGCCAATAAGTGTATTTGATTCATTACCTGTATCAAATATTATAATATTTTCATTTCCAATATCATCAAAATCTGGGAATTGTATCCATGAACCAGATTTATTTTCAATCTGTATTTCATTACAATTAATTTTTTTAGGTATTCTCTTATACATATGATTATAATAAATTAGTTTATTTGTACATATATCATTCATTTTTTGAGGTGTAGTCTCGTATTCTGACTTAATTAAATAATTAATATAATATTCAAATATTAAATAATCCTTTATAAAACAATTAAAAACATTAATTGGAATATTAAATACGATTTTATTATAAAAATAATGTAATATTAATTCAATAAATAATTTATCTTTATTACACGATACTGGTATAAAAGGGTTATTTACTAATTTTAAAATATGTGAATCTATATTATATTTATTTGCATATTTTTCATTAGATGAATTTAATAAATTATGTAATTCTATAAAAATAATAGATAAATTATCTATTGAATTAATTATTATATTTATTGGTATAAATAACATATTTTCTATTGCACCATCATTACTATACGAAGTAATATTAATATTTGTATTAGGATTAAATTTTAAATTATCAAAATTATTAATAGTTCCTTTAAAAAAATATGAATTTTTATTTTGTATATTTGTATTTATAATTTTAAATTTATGATTTACTATATCTAAAATTATAATGGTATTCTTAATATTTATATAAAAAAAATTCTTTGCAATATTATAAATTATTTTATCTTTATAAATTAATGCTTCATCATTTTTAATTATATTTGGATATGTTTTTGGAATAATAATTATCTTATTAAGATTAAGATCATATAAAAATAATTGTTCAGGTCCACCTCCTATTTGTTTTTGTAATATTAAATATTTCTGTTTATATTTCAAATATTTATTTTTATATAAATTCAAATATTTATTTTTATATAAATTCATATATATATGTTAAGATATAAATAAATTTTAATATAAATAAAATTCTATTCAATAACTTTATCTAAATCAACAACTTTATCTAAATCAGATTGTTTTGAACTTTTACTCCGACTCTTACTTCGACTCTTTTTCTTTTGCATTTCAAAATCCGAAAGAAAAGTTTTTATATCGGAATCAGATTTTAATGTAAGATCTTCATTAACAAATGTATCAAACCGTGAAAAAATATCCTTATGATGCAACATGTTATAATCATATGAATCTTCTGCATATTTCAAACGTTCTTCGGGTGTCTTAACAATATGACTAATGCCATTTGTATCGTCATTGATAAAGATACTTATAAATGCAATACTCATTGAATTAATATTCCAAGCAGAAGTTGTCGCTTCTGGATGGAAACGTGAATTAGTCAAACAAATTTCTTGATTCGTAGTAAATCTTCCAGAAGGTGTTAACATATAAAATGATGGAGCGGTTGCAGGATAATTTAATGGGACTTTAATTTTTCCAATATAATATCCTCCTTTGTACGGATAATCAGATGGTTTAATTAAAAAATAAAATATTGTTAAATCTTCCAAATCAGGTATCGCTTGAACAAAATCTGTTTTGTTATCAAGGATAGTTTTTAATTCTCCTTTCATACGTTTCATAAAGATTGGGTTAGGTGAAGTCATCTTAATTTGAAATAATATATATAATATATAATTAATAAGATATAAATATAATTACTTTGATATATAATTACTTTGAGATATATTAATAATCAATTTTTTATATAAAAATATAAAAATATAAGTTTATAATATGTTTTTTTTATAAAGATATTATTATATATGCAGAACGAATATAAAATTTTTGTCGGGAATGTTCCATTTGATTCATCGAGTAAAGATTTGAGTAATTGTTTTTATAAATTTAATGGATTTTTATCAGCAGATATTATAAAGGGGAGAGGGATTGGGTTTGTAGTCTTTTCTACTGAAACGGAACGTGATAAAATTATTAATTTAAATAATTTTTATTTAAAAAATAGAAAATTAAGATTAAGTACCTATGATAATCTTAATAAAACTTTTGATAAATCTCTATTTATTCGAATAGAGAATATTGATAAAGGGATTTCTAGAGATGAACTTTACAATGAGATTAGTATCTTTTGTCTCGTTAAGAAATGTTTTATCGATACAAATAGAATAACTGGTGAAAAATTATCAACCGGCTTAATAGAAATATCTGATGCGACTATTTATAATCAATTAATTAATTTAGAATCATTATTAATGCCAAATCATACAACAATTCGTCTCTTACCGTATCATAATGATTTAAGTCCGACTTCTTCTACTTCTACTTCTCCTACTTCTACTTCTCCTACTTCTCCTACTGAATCTAAAAATCGATTCGTAAATAAATCTAAAGTAGAATATTATTAAAAATATTTTATACTTAACTAATATACCAATCTTATTTAAAATCTATTTTTATTATTTTTATTATTATAATTACAATTATAATTAAACTATTTTTTAACACAATTTTTAAATATTTCCAACGTTTTGAATAAATTATCTTTTCTTTTATCTAAAATACTAATCTTATCATTTAGTGTATCAATATGAGATGCTAGATTATAACCTCTCATACTTTTCATAAAATATAATGATTCATTATATAGAATATTGTCATGTAAAGCTTTTAATTCGGATTCAATTTCTAGTATAATTTTTTGCATATTTTGTAATGCAATAATAATACTTGTTGATTCATTATAATATGATGGTATCTCTGTAATTATAGTATGTATAAGATTTATCGTTGCTTCAATATCTGATTTATTTAAAAATGCTTGTATATCTGCCTGATACAAAGAACTAGTTGAACGTATAATATTTATCATAGAAAAAACATTTTGTGAAATAGCTGTGATTGAATTTATAACCGGAGTTATTGTTGCGATTGTAATTGCTCCAAGAATGATGTTCATATATAATATATATAATAAGAATATATATTAAATTTATTAAGATTTTATTCATCAGTTAATAATTTGTTAAGAATATAGATTACAAAAACAACCTCTGATTGTATCCTCTCTATCTCATCATAATCTGACAAATCAATCTGATTAAAAGATGGTACCTTAGAAGAATTAACCTCAACCCAATTATTTGTCCCGTATATTAATGAATAATAATTCTTACCAGAATAACATATAACACCGTGAATTATCCACGTTAAATAATTCTGCATTGGATCAGCGTTTGAAAAAAATTTTATCTTCTTCATTAAATCAATCTTAAAACGATTATTGTTTCTTTTAATATCAAAACAAATATAATTGGGTATATTAATTAATTTATAACAATTAAACATATTATTATGTTCATGTCCTAATATATTATCAGATATCCATGATATAAATAATTCTCTTACGGAAGTATCTTTTGTTGGGGCTAGACTAATCGTTTGAAGAAGATTATATTTATTATTTGTATCGAATATTCCATCTTTTATTTGATTAATTTCTATATTTATAGAGTCCCCTTCAAAAGATTGATTAAGAAATTTAAAGAAATCAATGGGAGAAGATAATTCATTAAGATATGAACTATGTTCATCCCATCCCATTATTAATGCATAATTACGTATCTCATTTATAATCGACGAACTAATAGAGAAATTTTTATGAAGAGGAACAATAAATTTAGTTTTAATTAACTCTTGTAAATATATTACTGAATGTTTTTGTGGATTTTTTTCTAAAAGTATATTCGTATATGGATTTGTTTTATAAAATAAAGCAACAAGAACTGAATCAATATATGAGGTATTATAACCATCATCGATACATATTGGTATATATGACATTTATTTTACTTAATATATCAATTATATCTTTTATATCTTTTATATATGTTAAAAAATATAAATAAAATTTTATGATTTAATTAAATTCTAATGATTTAATTCATTTGATAAAAAAAATTAATTTTTTATCAATATTGTATGTAAAATTATCCAATTTATCTGTTATCTTTTCAAGTATTATTTTATCTCGATGAGAATAACTTGGATAATAACTTGGATAATAACTTGCATAATAACTTGCATAATAACTTGCAACGTTATAAGATGCAAATTTGTAATAAGATGTAAATTTGTAATAACGTTGCGAATAATAATTTGGTCTAAATATAAGCTTTGTAAATACGTGATACATTTCTTTTACTTAATATATCAATTATAACTTTTATATATGTTAAAAAATATAAATAAAATTGCATCATTCTGTCATGGATAACGTAAAAAATAAATATTTATATAGATATATTATTTTAGAAGATTCAAATTTTATATGATAGAGCATATTATATAAATTATGTAAATTTATTTTGCACATAATATAAATCTTTCTAAAACCCTTTAATCCCATTTAAATGACCCAATACCTCTTCAAATTCTGGCATATCATGAATCTTAATATTATATTGCCGTTCAATTTCATATAATGTTCGATTATCTCTATCTGTAATAAAATTTATAGCTACGCCATTCTTCCCAAATCGACCACTTCGACCAATTCGATGAATATAATCTGATTTATCTTTGGGTATATCAAAATTAATTACAATTCCAATCTGTTCAATATCAATACCCCTTCCAATAATATCAGTTGCAATTAATACCCGAATTAAACCCGTACGAAAATCTCTGAGAATATCATTCCGAGAGGTACCTTGAAGACCTCCGTAGATTGCCCCAACCATAAATCCATCTGCAGTTAATTTATCTTGTAATTCTGATGCACTTTTACCACTATTAACAAAAATAATACATTGACCAATCATTAAATTTTTATATAAATCAACTAATGTTGAATATTTATATTCTTCAAATTTAACATATATTTTATATTGTTTAATTAAATCTAATGTTAATTCCTCCCGTCGTAGTAAAATTTGGGTAGGATTTGTCATGATAGCATTTGCAATTTCTAAAATAGATTTAGTATAAGTCGCTGAAAAAATACATATCTGAGTAGATGCATCAAATTCGAGAATCGTTGTCTTTACCTGCTCTATAAAATCATCCTTTAACAATGCATCTGCTTCATCCATAATGAATAATTTAATTTTTTTAGGGTCAAAAGCTTTCCGATTAATATAATCTGTAATCCTTCCAGGGGTCCCAATCAAAACATGCGATGTCCGAATATGTTTGTAGGGATCATTCCGATTTGTTCCACGAATAGAACTTCCTCCGACACATAATTCAATACGTAATGATAGATGTTTGGAAATATTTGTAAATACTGAATGTATTTGAGTTGCTAATTCACGGGTAGTTGCTAATACCATTACTTGAGGATAACCTAAAGTAATATCAATCGTAGATAATGCACCAATTGTAAATGCACCAGTTTTACCTGTTCCTGATTGGGATTGTGCAATAATATCCCCTCCATCAAAAATTTGTTTAATTACCATATTTTGAATTTTTGATGGGATTTTAAAACCATAATCGTAAATTCCCTTAATTAATTCATACGATAAGAAATCCATTTGTTCAAAATTTGTATAGGTTGTTGGAGGGAGTTGAGATGGATTGTCAGTCATAGTTGTCGCAACAGATTGGGATGTATTAGTCGAAAGTTGAGATGGATTTTCAGCTGATTTTTCAGTCGAATTTTCAGTCGCAATGTTCATCGATATTTGATTATTATCAGTCATTTTTATATAATATATTAAGTATGTAATATATTATTAAGTATTAAATAATATATTTTTTAATCAATTTTTATTAAAATAATATTATTAAAAAAGAATATTATTTTAATAAAAAAGAATTTAGAACGTTTAATGAAGAATCAATTTTTATTACACCTTCACACATTTAAAACGCCTGAAATAATATAAAGATATTTTTATATTATTTACTATAATAATGGAAAAAACAGAACAATATATTAAATGTTCTCATTACAAATGCGATAAATCATTTTCACCAGAATATTTTTCTACTGGATTGCTTTTGCCGCCGATAAATGAAGAAAATAAATACCATCAAATACTTGAAGGGATAATGAAAACTAGAATGTTTTGTATGAAGTGTAGTCAAAATCACGCAACGCTTATATGTCTTAATTCAAAAATAAAAATAGAAAATTAATCGGCGTTTTAAATGTGCGAAGGTGTAAAATAAAAAAGAATTTAGAACGTTTAATGAAGAATCAATTTTTATTAAACTAATATTATATATGAAAACGTTAATTATTCAAACATCACCACATCATACAGCAAGTACATTTCTTATAAATGCTCTATACGGATTAATACCCGAACTTTGTAATAAAAAAATTATTGGCGATTGGACTAATAATTTTGAAAAATATTTTGATGAGATAATTTTAGTAAAATGTCATAATATTGATATTGATGAACTTATATTAAAATATAATAATAAATATAAATTATATTTCATATGTTCAGAAAGATCAGAACTTAATTATATGATTGATCTTAAATATAAATCTTATGACAATGTAATTGTATTTGATTTTATTGAATTAAATGAAACTGAAACATACGATGTCCCTAAAATATTAGTTCATATTGCTGATAAAATAAAGCCTATTCTTTCTATTCAATTAAATATAGAACTAAATATAGAAAATGGTATAAATAGAATTGTCAAAATGAATAATTTGTATGAAAAAATTAAAAATTTACCTTTTAATTATATTGATAATTTTTTTGAAATTCATGGGTCACATCGTAATAGGAAGAAAAGATGAATAGATAAAAAATAATAATTAACTCTTCGTCAAAAATCATCCTGAAATATATTTTATTAATATATAATGGATATTATTCAAAAAATAATGAAATTGCCGATAACAAGCATTCCTGAAAAAATAGAAAATTTAATAAACCATTCAATTGATGTTCGTAATAAAATATTACGTGAAGATCAATCAGGGAATAAGATTAAATTATTAATAGATGATATATTTAACTTTAATATATATATAATATGTCTTAATCTAATCCTTATAAAATCATCTTCAAGAGAAAATACAACCATCCTATCAAATTGTATATCAAAATTAAAAGAATATAATTATGTTTTTAATACCGATATAAAATTATTAAAAGTTATATTAAAATTATATGCATCGACTAATAATCCAGATGAATTATTTTTTCTAATGAAAATAATTAAATCGATGGAAAAATATGGTTCGTGTAATTCAAATCATGAATCTATTTTAAAGATTTTAAAGATTATTGATTCAACAGAAAATCTTATATCAGATATCCTTGATAAACCTTTGTCAATAAATATTGACCGTTCTAAAATTGATGCACAATCAGAATCAATCATGTCAAGTGTATATCCCGACAAACATAGTTCAATTATTATTGACAAATCAAAATATTTATATTTAATTAAAAATATTAGTGATCGTAAAATAAGAATACAACTTGAAAACTCATATATGAAAAGATATATTGATATATTACCAGCTATATCTAAATTAATTATATCTAGAAATGCTTATGCCAAATTATTAGATGCGGAATCTTATTACGCTTTTGTAAGTTCAAAATCTAAAGAACTTACTGAAAATTTTAGAATGATGATACGAGATCTTAATATGAAGATTGATAAGCCCTTGGATTCTACAATAAAAATTATCCAATCTACAATAAAATATAATTCTAAATTAAAGATAACTGATGTAATTTATGGTTTATCAAAATTATATCCAAATATTAAATTTAAACCCTTTGAAATTATTCAAGCAATTATAGTCCTGATAAAATCTAAATTTAAAATTACATTTAAATCTGCATCAATCGCATCATTCTACGTTGATGCGAACCCTTTGGAGATATATGATGAAAATAATAGATTGAGAGGTTATTTATTTATTGATTTAATAAAACATACTAAAAAATCTAAACAAATATCTCTATTAAGATTAGCCCCATCTTATGGAAATAATTTATGTATATTATATTTATTAGGTTCGTTTACTAATCTAGTCGACCCAATATGTTCATTTTCAGATGTTGTATTATTATTTAGAGAATTTGGAACGATTTTAAATAATATCTTTTCCATAACCCCTACGAGTATTGCAGAAGATGATACAGAGTTAATTAATTTTATGCCTGATTTGATGGAATTTTTTGCATACGAACCCAAAGTATTAAATTTATTATGTAAATCTGATAAAAAAATTATTCAAGAAATATTAAATGCAAGATATCATGAATTATTATTTAATATGAAATTTAAATGTATTAGTGTTTTATTTGATAATATTATACACGATTCAAATGAATTTATAGAAATTGCTAAGACAAATGATCAGAATCAAATTTATACGACGCTATTTGAATTATATAAAAAAATATTTATTGATATATTCGAAAAAATAAATATAGATACAAATATTACAACTATATCCCCTCACGTAATTCATAATGTAATTAATGGACAACAAGGCGTAATATTTGGAAATGTCCTTAGTATAATTTTAGCCTTTAATGTTTATTCTCATATGAATACAAAATCTAATCTCGATTCACTTTATCAATTATTAGAGAATCGTAATTATTCGTATAAAGAAAATTTAATAAATTTTATTAAAAAAATAGATGGAGATTATTATGAAAATTTTTTAATTAATTGTCTGAAAATAAAAAATACTAATGTAGAAAATTGCTTTGACCAGACTGAACAATCCGAACAAAGCTAAACTTAATCAAATACAATTCCACAAACTAAATTATCCTCGCCTCTCATAAAATTATATGAAGATAATTCAATTAATCCATTTGACCATCCAGGATGTTTCATAAGATCATTTTCGACACGATTCGTTCCAAAATAAGAATGACCGATAACATCTCCTGTAATTCCGTGATTAAATGTCGCTGCATAAAAATTAGGAAATTGAACAGTATGACCGCTATCTAGAATATAATCATATACAAAAGTATCTGTGATACGCGTCGAGGAGAATTCAGGATGCGTCGATGGAAACGCCCATTGATTATTTATGAATACAGGATGATATTCTGTAAGTTGACTTCCATCCAAATGAGTAGACACATTCCCACTAAATTGTATTTTGACAACACATACTACTTTTGCATAACCATTATGAGTGCATACATACATATCTTTCTGAATATCTTCAACATTCATCAAAATACGTTCTGTAATGTCTGAAGGATTTGGGACAAGTATTTTTGAACGCTGAACAAAACAACCGCTAGAATGATTATAAAATCGTTGAGAAAATTGTTGAGAAGACACTGGGGCAACCGGAGCTGCCGCAGCACCTCCTCTTCCTCGATATGATTGAGATGACAGACCAGATGGTTGTGGGGGTGGGAGACCGATATATATTTGGTTAATTTTATCTTGATAAGAATTAAAATTAATTGTTTTGAAAAATTGTACTGCTTTATCTTTAAAATTCAAACAAAACTTATTCTCATACGCTGATAAAACACTATACAAGTAATGTTTACCCCACACATTAAAATATTCGGGTTGCATACTTTTATATATTTGCCCATCACTTGGATTTGAACTATTCATACAATCGCTGAGAAGACTTTTTATAAAATTTGTTTTAAATTTTATATTTTTTTCGCAAAACCTATCAAGGTCTGCACAAGATTGAGACATATGATACGTTTGTGCAGATCGCAAAAATGTATCTAATAGTGTGGACAAATCTACAATTGCAGTTTCCTCATCTGCATTCAATGAGACTTGGTCATTTGACATTAATTTGGAAAGACTATTTACAAAAACTGTCCCAAGCATCGTTCCATCCGGCATAAAACCAAAGATACCATTCTTACTTTTAGAAATATCATATAATAGTTTAGAATTGATATCATTACCAAAACCAAACGTTGAAATATCCAAATGAATAGTTGGTTTTATTCGGAGATATGTTTGGATATTTGTAATAATACTTTCAGCATTAACTGTTTCTCCATCGGTCAATAATAATACTTTTACATTAGAAGTGATCTTATTTCGTTCAATCAATTCAATCCCTACACGAAATGCATCCCAAATATCGGTGGAACCTTGTGTTTGGAGGGAATCAATCTTTCCAAGAAGCATCGGTAGATTTGCAGGGGTAATTTTAACAAAATCAAATACACTTGTTGCTCGAGAATTAAATTCTACCAAGGATAACAAATTAACCTTATCTGTCTCAATCAATGAATGAAGAAGAGTTTTTAAGGCGTGTTTTGCAATATCTAACTTTGTATAGTTAAGTGTCTCTGTCCCAGATGCATTATTTGTACACGGACTCGTCATCGAAGGGGATGTATCAAACAAAACTTGAAAAGTCAATCCAATTGGCAAATCAGGTTCTGGTGAAAGTGTCGGATTTGTCAGAATTGACAGATTTGCCGGATTTGTCGGAGTTAATTGATCTTGTTTGTATTTATTAATAAGTTCAGACAATGCACGATTCGGACGAAGATCTCGTAATGTCATTGGATTTCGTGTAATAGGCGATGTACCATGTTGCGAAATCCATTGTTCGATTGCTGTCCTTTCATAAGTATTACCATCTGGATCACTAACAGGTTGATTCATCATGTATAATGTAATGGGGCAAATAAACGCAGAGGGGATATCTTGAGACATCTTTCATTAAGATTAACTTAAGATTAACTTGAGGTTATATGTAATGAATATATACTATTGAAATTTATAGTATATATAGGCAATTGGAATATCAATTTTTTATATTAGAAGTAAAAAATTATTGTAATAGAACATTTGCGGATATTTCTATATTTTTTCCACTCATTAAATATATCCTCTTAACATGTTCTCGTTCAAATCCTAATGACATAAGTGTTTCAATATTTGCCTCATCCTCCGATGAAAGTTGTATAAGATGAGGTGGTTGATTAAGATTATTTAATAAATTTTGAATTAATGTTTCTAAATGAGGCGGGATATTAAGATTTGGATTCGAATTAAGATTCGGATTAAGATTCGGATTAAGATTCGGATTAAGATTTGGATTCGGATTAAGATTTGGATTCGGATTAAGATTCGGATTAAGATTTGGATTCGAATTAAGATTCGGATTAAGATTTGGATTTAGTGGAATAAGATTTTCAAAATAAATAACTGGAATTAATGAAACAAGTTGGGGCAAATCATCATATATTGAATCATCTGTATTACCTATATCAATTGCATTCGCAGATACATCATTTAATACAGGATATGTAATTGGACTAATATTTAATTGAATTTGTTCAGATAGTTCTAATTGATTTGCAACATTTGTTGATTGTGCAAGAAGTTCTCTAAGAGTTCTATCAAAATTACTATTCATAATAAATTGCATAATTGAATTATGATTAGAATTTGGATGAAAATTTTGAAACATTTGAAACATATTAATATTTCGTTGAAGTAAATATATAATACTAATAATAGTTGCTCTAACTTGGCGTTCAGAAAATAAATCAGTTGGGGTGGATTGAGTAGCGAGATTAGGTTGAGTTCCGAGAGTCGGTTGAGTTCCGAGAGTCGGTTGAGTCGGTTGAGTCGGTTGAGTTCCGAGAGTCGGTTGCATAGATTGTTGTCTTTTAGGAATGCAAATAATATTATACGTTTGCATTTGATTAGATGTAGATGAAAAATAATCTTTTACCAATAAATTTTCATCTAATACTTTTCCCATCCATACAAGTTTTGTTCCAAATTCAAAATTAAATGTTTCTTGAACATCTGCGGATATTTTAGAAATCTTTTCATCTTCTAATATATTATCAAAAGTTTCTGTTCGATTAGTTGCAATATTTTTAATAATAAATCTCATCTAAATAAATTTAATATATTCAGTATTATTTATATGTTAATATTCAAATTTTTTTCTTTGAAAATTAAATATTTATATTTGTATTTTAAATATTTATGTTTAAAACCTTCTACTTTATAATCTTTATCATATGCAAATCTAACATCGACGTCCATTTGTTCTATAGGATAGGGTTTTGTATCGGACGAGTTTGTTTCAGACAGATTTGTCTCAGCTTCGGCAAATTTATAATTAATAACACCTTTTACACTTTGTTTTCTGCAAACATTTTGATTATATTCTTCAAAATTAAAATATGAATCTCTTATCTTGGTGGGAGTATTATTTAGATTAAAATAATCATATTTTTTAGATTCATCTCGATACGATTCGTCCCGATACGATTCGTCCCGATACGATTCATGTTTGAAAGCTTGTGTATTCATCATATGCTGAAGTTCTTTTTCGTAAAATTTATAAGAATCTGCGTTAAGCGTTGACCAGATTGATTTTATAATCAATCCATGTGCATATATCACATAAAATTTTGGGTCATTATATAATTTTTGTATGTGTGGTATAACTTCTGAAAAGAATTTTGTATGAGATGATATTAGAGTAAGATTAGTACCTTTATATAAGTTTTCGTAATGTGTATAGATTTCATACGATATTTTAGGACCTCTTTTAAATTTAGAAAAATCTTTCATAATGATACGATATTTCTCTATGAATATTTTTGTCTCATTATTTGTCCCGTCAATTATCGGCGTTCGAATAAATTCTCTTATAAATTTTTCTAGATCATCTTTTTCACATATATTTGCGCGTTTATTTTTTCGGCAATTGAATATTTTATCTAAACTTGCTCTATGCGTTGAATCAACTTTATCATATATAGAGATAAGATCATCCATTACCTCAATATCGTCATAGGAAGAGATCCAATTACGGTCCAACCAATCTTGAATAAACGTAATTCTCTTTTTAAGGATATTTGATGGAACTGCTTTATTTTGATAATCATACAAATCGAATAGAGCAATCTCGTTAATAAATGGACATATATAAATGGTTATGGGTTTTATAAGATTTTTATGGCGTAAACTTAATAGGGCGGTCATGATTGTTCGAGTCATTGGAGAAGATATATACATATCAGCTTCTGAAGATATTGTAGATATATATGGAGACAGGTTTATTGCTTGAGACATTCCTATAAATGATAAATTTGGTTCATATACTAATGATTTTGTTGAACTTAATATATCTGTAAAAATTTGTCCGAAACCTCTTGAAGAGGGTTCTATTAGGTTGGACATATTTTGCCTCATAATATCTTTCATATATGGATTACTGACTGATGGATCCTTTATGAAATCTTTACCATATCCTAAATATTTTTTTTTATTCTCAGATATAGTTGCTTTATCTGGAAGATTACCTCTTGCATAATTTGAACATGATTCTGCATGACGAATCCATATTATAGTATATTCTTTTTTCAAAGTTTGTAATCTAATTTGTTCAGTTCTTTTAAATGCATCAAGTTCGGCTTTTGATGGGGATGTTTTAAATATATTATATAATTTGTCCATTTTATAATATTAGTTAATATTATAAAATTTGATTAAAATAATCTTAAACATATAATCTTAAACAATTAATCTTAAATAAAGTATAAGTATAAGATGGAACCAGAATTAAATACCTTATATAAAAATAATATAACTCTATATAAGACACAATTTAAAAATTTATTACAAATATCAGATGCATATCTCAATGAGTTAATTATGTTTATAACTTTATCTGAATTTTTATCAAAGTCATATTATCCTCCATTTGAAATCAAAACTTTTATAACAAAATTACATCAAAATAATTATCCATTCGCAAAAATTGTCCTATCAGACAATCCTCTTACTCAGATATCTTTTCAAACAGATTTATTTGAATATTTTCACATTGAATCGAAATGTACCTATGCAGCGAATATCAATGTGTTCGTAATATATGGAATAAATATAAAGGACCTTACTGTATCAAATCTTACTAAGTTAGATGATTTTAGACAGATATTATTTGAAAAGTTTAATTTAGATCAATCTTATCTAACAATAAAATTTTCTAATAAATTTTTAACAGAAAATTTGACATTAGGTGAATATTTTATAAATAATTTAGATAAGATTTATCTATATTCTCTACAATCTGCATAAATATTTTATAAATAATTTAGATAAGATTTATCTATATTCTCTACAATCTGCATAAATAATATATATATATATAATATATATAATATATATAATGAATAATTCATATAGTGATTTAATATTAATAATTATTGGGTTTAGCTTATTAGCATATTATATTTTTTTTATGATTAAAAATGATATAGATTATAAAAATAATTCATATGTTTTGGAACCCAATTCTGAAATCGCATCCAATATAAAATGCGACTGTGAATCTAAATCTAAATCTTCAGCTTCAGATTCAGATTCAGCTTCAGATTCAGCTTCAGATTCAGCTTCAAAAACTGATACTGATAATTAACATTAAAATGCAATATCTTATAAAGTTATAAAGTTATAAAGTTATAAAGTTATAAAGTTATAAAGTAATTTTAGAAAGTATTATTTTATTGATTCGATCTACAATTTGTGTATTAATATATGACATATTATTTTGATAAGATGTATCTGGATCAATTACTCTCTCATATATAGTTCGTAATAAGATATCAAAACTATTTTCAAAAGCTTTAAAAATCTTATCTTGTTCAATCATATGAAATAATTTATCAATCTCATATGAATCTATAATCATTGATATACAATTAGATTCGGGTAAAGATGACCTATTCAAATGAATATATTCTATACATTTTTGTTTGTTAAGTTCATATAATATGATTATAGAATCTTCAATATTTGTTGTTGTTATATCTTCTTTAATCGTATCAAATGTAGCCGTGTCAAAACCACTCAACCCTATACTAATATCAACTGGTAATGATTTATCAAATGGTTCATATCTATTTCTAATTTTAATTTGATTATAATTAATAGTTAAATATATACGAGAATCAATATATTCGAAATATAATAATGATTTAGATTTAGCTGTTCTTATATAAAAATTTGTTGGTTCTGTTTTAATAAAATTTTCTAGAATTTTAATTTTATCATTATAAGTTAGCATATTAATATTTATTTTATTTAAATTTAACATGGAATTATCATTTATTGTTTTCTCCATAATAGGATGTCCATATATATATCTTATCAAGTATTCAAAAGTATTATCTCCAATATTTAATAATACTTTTTCCTTATGGGTGTAAGTGGGATTATCATTAGGATTGTTATAAAAATTTATTAATTTATCAATATCTTCTATTTTAGAAATTTTATACCAACTTTTTACAGGGGAATTTGATAAGCCTAATAAGATCATCTTATTTGATTCAAATATATCAAAGCATGATATTCGACCTTTTAATATAACTTTATCTGGTAATTGTATAGATGTTATGATTTGAGGAGAAATTTTATCAAATAATATTATATGTTCTTTATAAAATGCATATATATCTTTAAATCGGATTATATGATCTATTTCATCTGAAATATTATTAGTCATTGTGTTAAAAATATATAATTATATATAAATGTTTTTTTATATATAATAAATTAATATTTATTTGATTCTAATCGAAAATTAATATTTATTTGATTTTAATCGAAAATTAATATTTATTTGATTTTAATCGAAAATTAATATTTATTTGATTTTAATCGAAAATTAATATTTATTTGATTCTAATCTAAAATTAATATTAATTTGATTTTAATCGAAAATTAATATTTATTTGATTCTAATCTAAAATTAATATTTCCATTGTGTTAAAAGAACTTCCAGTTCATCCTCTGAAGTAGCGGTAGATTTTGCTAATAGAGTTTTATTTTTATTTCGCATAGAAAAATACATTAATAGAGTATATCTTTTTTTATCACATAGGAATTCCCCTCGCCATCCATTAATATCAGGATATGGTCGGAGATTTTTAAGATTATGAATATTATATTCATAATATTCTCCATTTACTGCTCCAGTAAATAATTTTGCTTTTACAAAAGCTGGATTTTTTTGTAAGTCAGTATGAGTCGTTTCTCGAACCCACATATTAATATAATTTTTTACTGGCAATTGTTCAGGAGTCTCAGTTGGAGCTGTCTCAGTTGGAGCTGTCTCAGTTGGAGCTGTCTCAGTTGGAGCTGTCTCAGTTGGAGCTGTCTCAGTTGGAGCTGTCTCAGTTGGAGCTGTCTCAGTTGGAGCTGTC